GCTCGCGGGCGTCGGTGCGGCTGTCGCGGCCCATTGCGTCGCGGCGGCGCCCACGGTATGAACTTCCGCGTCCATATGTGCCGCGCATGTCGGCTTCCCACTCGCCGTCGCGGGAATAACCGCCGTCTTCAGCCATCTCGATCTTGTAGGTATTCTTGATGGAGCTGGTCAACTTCTGGATTGCGTCCAGATCGCCCGCAGACATTTCGCGCTTGTCGGCGATTTCGTCAAGCTCTTTGCAGAGCATTTCACGCAGGTTTCTCAAATCGTACATATTGCATCCTCCTTTCACGATACGCGCTCGACGATCATATTGCTATTTGCGAAACTTACTGCCTGCGCGCTGGTGTTCTTCGCCGCTACAGTCAGGCAGCAACTGCGCGGGACTTCCACGAATGTGGAAACGAAGATGTTGAAATAGTTCTCAACAGCCGCAGGGGTTACGGTCGCTGTGGCGCCGCTCAGAGGTTCGCCGTTGATTGCAAGCGCAGCGGTAATGGCACCTACTGTTCCGCCTGTAGGGATGGCGATATTCGCGCCAAAGGATACGCGGAACTTCGCCTTACATTGCTGCGTAAGCCCGCGCAGCGTAACGAGCCCGCTTCCTTCTCGATGTACGATGCACGGCTTTCCGCAAGCCGCCGTGGAGATCAGAGGGACGTTCTGCCCAGCGGCGACAGTTTGAATCCCGGATGATGTAAATTCAGCCATAAAATCATTCCTTTCATAAAAATACAGCGGCAGGGCGATTGCCCCGCCGCGTTGTTGTCAGTATCGGCACGGGGCCGACCATTTTCGTGAGGTCACGAAAAAGCTATGCTATGCAGTTGTCAGCAGCCACAACCCTGATTGCAGCCACAGCCGCCGTAACCGCTGCCTGCCCACGGGTTACAAGTAATGTAGGCAGGCGAAGGGCACGGACGCAGCTGCGAGATCAGATAGTTGTTCTGCGCGGCCTGAGATGCCGCCAGCTTCAGATTCTGATTCTCGGTCTGGAGGTCGGACAGCTTGCTTTGCGTCAGGAAGTCGAGGATGGCGCGGCTGTTCTGGTTGTTCGCGTCAATGATGTCGCGCGTGGCGTTCTGCACGGTGTTGCGCGTGTCGCACGCCTGCGTCGCCATGTCGTAGCGCACCTGGGCGATAGCTGCACGGTTTTCGCAGCAGCAATCTGCGGCCTGCATCTGCATGGCGTTGAGCTGCTGCATAAGAGCTGCCTGCTGGTTGCAGCGGGAAAGCTCGGCATTCTGGAAACCGCTGTTCATGTTCTGATTGGCGCCCGCAAAGCCGTTCAGCAGCGTAGTGTTCATGGCGTAGAAGCCATCGCAGATGCCCTGCTGCGTAATGTCGCTTTTACGTTCGATCGTCGATGCTGCGCTGTCGATCTGGCGCTGAAGAGTGGCAAAATCACTTGCAAGGACGTAATTGTCAGCAGCACCGCTGTTGCCGTTGTTTCCCCAGCCGTTGTTTCCCCAGCCGCAGAAAACAAACAGGAAAAGAATGATGATCCACCACGCGCCATCGCCGCCGAAGCCGCCAAAGCCGCTGTTCATCATGCCGGTTGGCGCAACAGGCATAGTGGCCTGAACGCCGCCGTCAGAAAGAGACATAGTATCACTCCTTTGAAAAATTTTTATTCATCAAATCGTGGCCACGATGTTGATTTATGTTGATGATTACTGCATCAGGCTTTGAAACTGCTTCGCCATCTGCTGTAGCTGATTGAGCTGCTGCTGGTTTAGCCTACCACTCTGCAAGAGCTTTTCGACCTCGGCTTTGGGGTCGCCCTTGAAATTTGCTTTGAACTGGTTGAACTGCTGCACCATCTGTGCAAAATTGCCCATCGGCATCTGCCCGCCGCCAAGCGCGGCCATGAACGGATTAGTCATCGTCCTCGTCCTCCTCGACCTTGCGCTTCTTCTTGCCCTTTAATTCGCCCACAAGCGCCGCCAGGCGGTCGAACTCCTCGCGGGTGACAAATTCCACGCCCGGCTTTTGCGGCGCGTTAGAGGCCGTTTCTGTGCGCTCTACAAGGTCGTAAATCTTGAGCGTCGGCTTCCCGCTTGCATCCGCCTGCTTGAGATACACAGTCGGCGCGGTAGAATCCCACAGCGCCACAGCGGAGTTGGGCGCGATGAGATAACCCCTTGCCTCCTGCTCGCCGCTTACCCACTGCACGCCGCTCTGCGCGATGGGGTTCTGTTGCACTGGCTGCGACATAGGCTGCTGCATGGGCTGCATCTGTGGCTGCTGCATCTGACGCATCTGCATGAGGTTATCCGGCATCGGCTGCGGATAATAGGGATTGAAATAGGGATATGCCATGTTCATTCCTCCGTTTCTTTTACCCAGTAATAAAGCGGGATTTCGCTCTCGCTATTCCAGCTGTCATAGATCGTCCCATCCTGCACGCACACTACATGCCCAGAGAGGGCGAGAATATACGTCCCGCGCGGGTGCTCATCGGCAAACCTGCCGACCGCGTAGCAATCCGGGCAGGTGTCCGGTATCACGTTCCGGGTAAAACCATGCTGCCGGAGGTATGCGCCCCATACACTGTTTGCACTCGGAAGATCGCCCAAGATCAGACCTTGCAAGCACAGCCCGATATATATTTCATCCCAGCTTTTCCCCGTCGCCTTTGCGATAGCCCGGACGGTGCAGTCCCCGACCTTCTGCCCGGCAGGGTTCGGATTAAAATAAGAAAAGCCCATACCGAACACTCCTTTGATGTGTCCAGTATGGGCTTTTTTATGTTTTGATGTGCCTCAGTTTTGCCTCAGTTGTGCATCAGTTCTGCTCAGTTTGGGAGGCTTCCGGACGCAGACTTCATCCGCGCCATGATCTCCGGAAGGCGGCGCTGAACGGTGGCGCGGCCAAGATACAATTCTGTTGCAACGTCCACTTGCGGGAGCTTATCCACGAAATAAAGCTGCGCGATTTGCGAATTCTCCCGTCCAAGATTGGCCTGATAGATCACGGTTTCCATGCCTTGCCGCGTCAGGCCGTCCAGCTCCGGAGGAAGTTTATACCGCGCTTGCGGAGACATAGCGCCGCCTCCTTACTTCATTGCTGCTGCCAGCTTCTTGAGAAGATCTGCGCCGTACTTGTACGCCGCCAGATAGTCGATCGTGCCGTCCGCAAGCCCGGCCTTGGCTTTGATCGTTGCCTTTGCGTCCTCGACGGCCCTGTCGACCGTTTCCGTATCGTACTCTACCCACGGGAGCTTTCCGTGCTTCTTCCACACACGGCTGTTGTAGCCGCCCTTGAGGCCGATGTTGCCGACGCATGTAATCTGCACGCCATTGTCCCAGATCGGCGTGCATTCGACCGCAAGGCCGTCGCCGATGTACATGCCCCAATGGCCCGGCATCCACAGTCCTTCGCCGGGGACGAGTTTGTCCCAGGCGGATGCGGATACGTCCTTGCATTTGGCGATCATGCCGTCGGCGGACACGTCCGGGACGGCGTTTCCGGCGTAGCGGGCGCCGCCGTGGTAGGCATTTTTGTTGCCGTTCCATCCCCACAGGATCCCCTTTGTGAGATTCACGCAGTCAAAGCCAAAGTAGCCCTTTCCGATCAGCCCGCGGAATCTGGCCTGCTTTGCGGCGTCGTACCAGTCCGGGTATTGCTTTGCCTTCTCAGTGATGATCCCATCCGTGACCGGCGAGCCGAAGCAGCCCCACATGTAGACGGTCTTGTAGTTTTTCGCGACGTCGATATGCTTCTTGACGAGTTCAGACGCTTTCATGACCCTCATTTCTGCGTATCCTCCTTCGTGCTGCCGCCCTCGATAGCGTCCTGCACCTTCTGGCTCTGCGTGCCGAAGTAGAAGGTGATGACCGTCAGGAAGATGGTCAGGAAGTCCTTGCCGGAGATATCTCCGCGCAGGGCGAGAACGGCGAAGATGATGGTCAGGCCAAGTGTAACGATGGATTTGACGCTCAGGAGATTCCCGAGCCGCTTGATGATGTTTTCCATATGTACCCCTTTCGTGGTTCCGGTTATTCGTCTTTGTCCTTTTTTGCGAAGACCCGCTTGAACGCGAGCAGAAGCAGCTCACCGCCGAACGCCGCGGCGGTGAACGTCAGCACGGCGGAAAGATCGATATCCAGTTGAAACAGGACCGCGATTGTCTCGAGCAGCACCGCCCACACGAGCGTGAGGGTCAGCACGCGGATGCAGTAGAACACGATGGTCTTGGACATTTCGCCTTTTGTCCAGCGGAGTTTGAATCTCACAGCTTCACTCCCTTTCGCACTGCGCTTCCAGCTGATGCAGGAATTGCTTGACGTCCCCGTTTCCTCCCAGATCTACGTATTTTTTTCCCGCGATCAATCGCTCCGACATTGGCATTTCCTCTGACATGATCGTCAGGCGCAGGATAGACAGGTATTGCTCATCCTGGTGCTTCTGCATCTTGTCGAGCTTTTTGTCGATCTCGGCCAGATGGTCGCCCTGGGAGTCTGCCTGTGTTTTCTTCTTCTGCGCTGCGCCGACGATGGCCTGAATGACCGTCGTCAGCGCGGACGAGCCGAGGACGGCGCAGATGATCGTGATGGTTCCAGCATCCATGTTTTTACCTCTTTTATGTATTTCCCGGCGGTCAGTCGTTGGCCATTTTGATGTAGGTAACTGTGTCGTCGGAATAGCTGACGTTCGGCAGCGTATCGCCGCCGAGCTGGTTATAAAGCTCCGGGTATTCCGTCTGCGAGAAGGCCGAGCCGTCGCAGGCGTGCCACGGGGCGGCCAGCTCCCGCACGGTGACGAGCAGATCGCCGATCTTGTATTGCGGCGTGGAGAGCTTGTCCAGCGCGTCGTTGATGGTCGGGTCGGCCGGAGCGTCGCCCACCGTCCAGAGGAGGGCGGCAGTTTCGTCGGTCAGCAGATTCGCCTTGACGAGCGGAGTTTCCTCGGCCAGCGGTTCGTCTTCCAGCCGGAGCCAGACCTGACGCAGCAGATTCCCCGCCGCGTCATAGGCCCCGTAGCAGACCGCGCCGTTCGCCAGATCGTTCGTCCCTTTTCTGTCCCGCATGGCTCATTCCTCCACGGCCTTGATGTAGGCATGACTGCGACTGTCCGGAGTGATCGTTGGAATTTTTTTCGCTTCGTACGTAAAATCTCTATAGACATTGATGCTAGAAGAGTCCTGAGATGTTAATGCGCCAACAATCAACCCGGAGTCATTACCCGCAAAGGTGTTAACGTTTGCCGGAGTGTCTACGGATAAGAATCCTTGAGTTAGATCATCTGTATACAGCAGCTTAGCAACTCCAACAGTTGCCTGTGAAGACGTACGTGCAGCCAGCACAACAATTCCGTTAAATATTTTTATCCAATCGCGCTGCGAGCTTACTATTGGGTACACTGAGAGGGTCGCGGTTTTAAAGGTTTTGCCTCCATCAACCGAGTAGACGTAGAAACGAGAATTATTGTTTGTAGCGTCTGCTGCTATTATTATATTACCGCTAGCAGCGATGCCACTATAATAGCCATTATTGGCGTATATAACCTGCCAGGACGCATAGCTCTCTGGCGTCCGCGTTCGAGCTAACTGGAATGCACTTAAGGAATTCTCGTAACCTTTAGCGCCGTAGAAATAACCGTCAGATTCGTTATATACAACGTTTTTTACCCTCTGTTGGCCATCATAGGAGCTGGTCTGCCACGCTGGAGGAAATAGACTGGTAGAAGACTGCATGTAACCCTGCATTTTCATTACCAAATAGTATTTAGAGCCATCTGTAATGATATCGTAGGCACTACCGCCCGGTTTAAACGAGGAACGCTCTGTTGCACCTGCTTCCTGACCTAAGGTCCATGGCCCTCCAGGTTGCTTCGCATAGTAGATATATCCTATACAATCGCTGTTGACTGAAATGTACTTCAAAGCAATACAGACATACTTATTTTCATAGTAGTGTACAGGAGTAAGTTGCCGAATATTGCTCGCTACAGATATCGCATGCCATGAATTCATGTTGTCATTTGAGTACCACATTTTAGCATCGTGAGGTTCTTCTGAGTACTCAGCGTCACCAATCTGCACTCTAGTGCGGAACCATACGCCGTTTGCATACGATATAATATCGCCCTGGCCGTTGGGGGCACTATTTGTGTCTACGACCTGTGTGTCCCAGTTGCCCTGACTTGCAGACACGCGCAAAATGTTAAACAGCTCAGGATAATCAGCTTGCGAAATGTAGCGTCCATCACAGGGCAACCACGCGGAAGACGGTGCTTCACGGGACGTCAGATCGATATCCCCGACGGCGTGCATGCCCGTGGATAGCTTTTCAAACGCCTGGTTGACGGTCGGGTCCTCCGGCTTGTTGCTGCCGGGCCAGAGCTTCGACGGCGTGGCGGACTACTGCCGCGCGCTCGGCGTGGAGTACATCCGCGTGAACGTCCCCATCTATGAGGTCGTGTTCCTCGAGCGCAGGGAGAAGAACCCCTGCTCGCTGTGCGCCAAGCTGCGCCGCGGTGCGCTCTCGACCGCGATGAACGAGCACGGCATCAAGAAGATCGCGCTCGGCCACCACTACGACGACGCGGTGGAGACCATGCTCATGAGCCTTATTTTTGAAGGACGGCTCGGCTGTTTCCAGCCCGTGACCTATCTCAGCCGCACGGACGTCACGCAGATCCGCCCGCTTCTCTACGTCAAGGAGCGGCAGGTCGTGAACGCCGCGAAGCGGCTGGAGCTGCCCATCGTGGAGAATCCCTGCCCCGCCAACGGCGAAACGCGCCGGCAGGAGATCAAGGAGCTCATTGCCTCGCTCGAGGGGCGCTATCCCGACCTCAAGCAGAAGATCTTCGGCGCGATGCAGCGCTACCCGCTCTACGGCTGGGGCGTCGGCGGCGAGGACAAATGAAAAAGCCGCCGGCAGGCGGCCTCTCCGAAAATATGTAGGCTAAACGAACAGCATCTGCAGCAGCACCAGCAGCACCAGTCCGGGCACGCCGAGGATGCCGACGGTGAGCGCGTTGAAAAAATTCAGTCCCAGCGAAAAGCCGGTGACCGGCTCGGTCAGGCCGAGCAGGAACAGCGCGAGGAAGCCCAGCGCCGTGTTGAGCAGCACCTTCGCCGCCAGCTTCAGCGGGTCCGCGGCCCGCGCGCCCCACCGCCAACAGCCACAAGA